ATAGACACATTTGAAAAGATTGCAGAAAAATCAAAAGTCATACAATCATTTAACACAGGGAGTTTAAATGACGTTGACATAGAAAAAATGGACTTAAACAATTTTCCGTTGCTGTATGTCGAACCAAACCCTGTTAATGTAGATGCACAAACAATTACATATTCTTTTGATGTTATAATAGCAGACCAAATACAAGAAGATTTAGCAGACCAGACAGATGCTTATTCTGAAACTCTTTTAATGATGAAAGATGTAATTGCTAATTTCAGACAAGCGGTGCAAACATCATCGTGGGCGGATCAAAGAACAGATATTGAAATGCCAATAAATCTCACACCTTTTACAAGTAGGTTTGCAAATATGCTTACGGGGTGGGGTGGCACATTTAGTATCACCTGCCAGAATGAAAATAATTTATGCGATGTTCCTCAAAACCCCAATACATAACTATGAGTAAATACCCGAATTTTACACAAGCATTACAATTCTTTGGACAACGTCAAGTTGAGAGAGCAAAACAATACCTTGATGGATCTGGAAAAGGTGGTAGCAAATTACAGAGTTCTTTGTCTTATAAAGTAAAAGGAGATTTTGAAGGTGTGCCGATTATTTCGTTTACTATGAATGATTACGGCGGTTTTGTTGACACGGGTGTTACGGGAACACAAAATAAAACAAGTCAATTAAATAGTAAATTTGCAAATGATTTATTTGGTTTTAAAAATCAACCTGCATTTAAAACAAGTTCAAAATCCATACCACCAAGTGCTATTGACAAGTGGGTGATAAAAAAGGGCTTAGAGGGAACGAGAGACGCAAAAGGTAGGTTCATATCACGAAGTGCATTAAAATGGCTTATAGCGGTGTCTATACACCGCAAAGGGCTATCACATAGTGGTTTCTTTTCTATACCATTACAAAAAAACTTAGAAGACCTTACACCAGCGCTTGAAGGTGCGCTAGCAAGAGATTTGCAAAAGAATTTAAATCTGGATCAGTATTTCGTATAATTAAAAAAAATAAACTATGGCATTAGGAACAATTACATTTGAACAAGAACCAATAGGAGATGCAATTACGTCACCTGTTATTACTAATTGGAACCCTATAATACCCTACGCCGTTAAGCAGACAAGTATTTCTTCATTGTTTTATTTTAAATTTATTCTTGAAATACGATTAACTGATGCTTCTGGAACGTTATTAGGAAAATTAAAACAAAGAAAAAATGGCTCTACTTCGGGAACTTCAAATGTTGCTGCTATTTTTGATGTCAGAGAAATAATTAATTCTCAACTAGAGGATACTATTGCAGACCAAAATGATACAACAAAACCTATTCATCTTTTGGGTGCTAATGTGGTGGCAAAACCATTTAGTTTAAATCTGGATCAAGTAAAAACAATATATGTGAAAGCATATCAAAGTTTTTCATTAAGTGCAACCACATCACCAACAGAAAATACTACAACAACTGTTAATGATACAAAAAAATATATAAAAGCATCTTTGCCATTAGAAACTACAAGGGGAACTGTTGATTTTCAAGATACTTCATTTGCGACTTATTCGTTAGATGGTCCGACAAAAAAGTTTTTGAGCGATGCACCTGCTTATTTAGATGAATTGCCAAATAGTTCTGTTATCAGAAACAAAGTGAGAACAACGGACTATCACACGATAGGTTTTTTAAATGGTCAAGCGGATTTTGGTAGTGTTGCAAGAAATTTTAGAATAACATATTACAATGGTGCAGGGGCAGTAATTGGCAGTGCTCAACTAATAGAAAATGAAGCGGCACACGGTGGTGCAAAACCCGAAACATCTGGGGGTGAAGTGAACGAAGATATTGAGAGAATTATTTATTTCGGTTGTGGTCCGGCAAACTTAGAAGCATCAACTGTGACACCTGATGGCGGAAGCTCTGGAGATGCACAACCTTCTAATTTTACTAATTGGGCTTATTACACAGTTCAAGCAACAAACGCGGGTGGATCTTCAAATGTTTCTCAAATATATTATTTCGTTAAAGATGATGACAACTGCAAAGGTTTTAAAGTCAGACGATTAGCGTGGATAAACAGCAAAGGGTGTTATGACTATTATAATTTCAAAATGAAGTCAACACAGACGCTTAGTGTAAAGAGAAATAATTACGAAACAATGCTGGGTGATTATAATAGTGCTACTTATTCGTATAACAATTTCGATCGTGGAAAAAGAACAAGAAAAACAGATGCGATGATTAAAGAAACTATAAACACGGATTTTATAAGTGAAGCAGAAGCAGAGTTTTTAGAGAATTTAATTATGTCAACAAATGTGTATATAATAGAAAATGATGATACAACATACACCGTTCCTGTAATGGTGACAAATTCATCGTTAGTAAAAAAGACAGTTGCAAATAATAAATTAAAAATACAATACACTATAAATATCGAATACGCTAACCCTGTAAACACGAATTCATAATGGCTAAAATGAGATTAGTTGCATATAGAAAACCCGTTGCGGGATCATCAGACATTCAAACCTATGAATTGGATTTGCAAGAAAGTCCAAATGTTTCTTTGAATTTTCAGTTTTCGGATATTAAAGAACCAGAGAAAAGAAAAGCAAGTTATTCTCAAACATTTAAATTACCATTTACAAATAATAACAACGAGTTTTTTCAAAATTGGTTTAATGTCAATTTAACTCAATTAGTTTTTAGCACAAGGGAAAAATTTAGTGCGGTCTTGTTTTATGGAACAACAACGCAGTTTGAAGGTTTTATACAATTAAAATCAGTATATAAAAAAGCACAGGTTTATGAGGTCGTGCTTATGTCTAACACAGCAGATTTATTTTCTGTTATTGGTGAACAGAGGTTAAAAGATGTTTTTTTAAATGATGATGGAACTTACAGCAATGAATTTAATCACACTTTTAATGCGCTTAATTTTTCGTCATCGTGGGGGGCTGGCTTGTTGAATTCAAGCGGTGCTTCTTTATATGATAGCGATGCGGGTGTTTCTAAAATTGTTTACCCAATATCAATAACAAAAGAGAGATTTTATTACCAAGGCAACGTAGAA